TAATCTATTGGAATTTATTGATAATGGAACTAGAAGTCACACATTTAGATCAAATAAAATTAGACAAGTAATTGATAGAATTGCAGTTAATGAACCTGGTTCTAATTACTCTTACCATAAGGTATTAGTTTCATCTCAACAATACCCTACACAAAACGAAAAAGATTTATTTAAAACATTTGTTGGAATAAACACATTTAATAATTACATTTATGCTAAAAATCATGGTTTTAAAAGTGGTGATGTTGTTGTATATTCCACGACTAACGATGAAATTGATGGATTGGATCCATCAGTTGCATATAAAGTTACAATTATTGATAATGATAGATTTAAGTTAAGTAACGCAGGAACAGCAACAACCATATCTAATACAAATTATGATAGAAAAATATACGTAGAATTGAATAGTGTTGGAGTTGGAACTCATACATTTAAATATCCAGATATTGAAGTTAATATCAATGGTAAAGTTTCTGTTGGAAAAACCACTGTAATTCCTGATTATTACAAATCATCTGCAAGAGCAATTGTAAAGGGTGGATTAAAAAATATTTTTGTTAAAGATGGTGGAGTTGGTTATGGTGTTACTAATATTGTTAACTATCTTCGCAGACCTAATGTTAAATTGTTAACTGGTAAAGATGCGTTTATAGCACCTGTAATTTTACAGGGAAAAATTAATGGTGTGAATATTTTTAATGCTGGTTCAGAATACACGACACCTCCAGAATTAGAAGTTGTAGGGGTTGGTGGAACAACTGGAACAGTTGGATCATATGCTAAATTAGAATCCATCGTTTCCGATGGAAAGATAACAGGTGTTAACGTAATTTCTGGGGGAAGTGGATACGACACTAATAATACAACAATAAGAGTAATACCTTCAGGAACAGATTCAATTACTGGATCTAAAATACATGAGTGGAAAATAGACTCTGTAAAAAGATATAATCATGTTTTAACTCAAAATAATTCTGAATTGGTTCAATTAAGAGGAGTATCATTATCCAATACGAATAAAATTTGTTCATTTTATCCTGTTAAAAAATATCGTCGTTTACTTAGAGATAACATAGACGCTAGTTTTGTTGAATCAACTGACAATCATTCGAAAATAGTTGGATGGGCATATGATGGAAATCCAATTTATGGCCCAGTTGGTGAAAATAATTCTGGAATCACTACGTTTATGAAATCTAGTTATGAAATTGATGTTATTGGAGATACAAATTTAAGACCATCTTATCAAAATGGATATTTTATTCAAGATTACGTTTACAAAGAAAGTGGTGATTTAGATGAACATAATGGAAGATTCATTAAAAACAATGATTTTCCAAACGGGACATTTGCATATTTTTCAACTATTGATAATGCTACTAAAAATCCATCATTTCCTTACATTACTTTTTTACATCGTAATGCTACAGATACTTTTAATTATGATATAACTAAAGTTCAATCAGATAATATTTTAAATTCTGGAGATTATAAAAGAAACGTAACACATTTGGGATTAAATGACCAATTTAGAAACTATCCATTACTTGAAGATTCTTTAAGTTCAAAAGCAAAGGTTAAAGTTGATGGAATTGAATCATCAAAAATAACATCTGTAAGTATTGTTGATTCTGGAACAGGATATAAAGTTAACGATAAGATAAACTTTAACGATCCAACCATCACAGCTAGTGTTGATCAAGTTATAGGTAAACCCATAGTATCAGTAGGCACAACTAATACTATAGTTGATAATTTAAAATTTTCTATAATTGATGGTAAAGTGACTGGTGTATCTACTATTCCACACGGACTTTTTGATGGAGATATTGTTGAAATTTCTGGGATATCTTCAAGTAATTATAAAAATATAGAAGGAGTCATAACTATTGGACTATCGACAGTAACATCTGGTTTATCTGAAGCTATTCCAAATCTTGCAACTACTGGTATCACTACTTTCATATCATTTCTAGATTCTACAATTAGTAGAAAATTTAAAGTTGATGACGTAATTGAAATCAACTCTGAACAATTTTTAGTTATTGATCATGATGATGTTAATAACAAATATAGACTTAGAAGAGGACATAATTCAACCACTATTGCATCACATACTTCAGGAACTTTAATTACTAGATTAGAAACAGATTTTACGTATTCAGTTAATAAAAAAGTAGAAAATAAAAATTTAGAATTATCTCAAGTTAGATATTTTGAATCAGCAAAGTCAGTCGGAATTGGTAGTACTACTACTAATATGGTTGTAGGATTTGCAGGAACTACACCCGTTAATAAATCAGTTCCACCAAGAGCA